ATGGCAAGCAAGAGGTATGAACTGGTCAAGGGGTACTATGCTAAGCAGCTTTGGACAAAAAAAATGCTCAAAAATGCCGTAATCAAGGGCTGGATTACGCAGGATGAGTATGACGGGATAGTGGGCGTGACGGGCGCGCCCGCTGAAGCGGACGGCAGCGGCGGCGAGGCCGCGCCCGACTACGAGCAGATGGCCGCCGATGTGCGCGCAAAGCGGGACGCGCTGCTGGCGGCAAGCGACTACACGCAGGCGACCGACTATCCGTCCACATATGCCGCGCGTACCGCATGGGCGGAGTATCGGCAGCGGCTTAGGGACGTGACCAAGCAGGCGGGGTTCCCGGCAAGCGTGGTGTGGCCGGTGCCGCCGACGGAAAAGTAGGTGCGCCATGCGCGGCACGAGCAATCTGATACGCGCGCCGACTACGTAAACCAATTACTTGTTTTTATTTCAAGCGATAGAGAGTATCGAGAAAGGAAAAAATATGACAAATTTAGACTTCTTGTCCAAGGCAGCTCGATTCGTTGCCGATTATACAAACGAGCACAGTGATGTAACGGATGCGGTTGAACCGGTGCGTCCAGAAGATGTATACGCCGTTTGGTTCTGTAAGACACTTCAAAATAATAAGGCGCTCTTTTCAACTCCGCGACCTGACGGCATGTACTATGAGGTTACTTATAACGGAGACAAAAACGAAATATATTTCGACGCGTACAAGCGGTTTGAGAATCGCTGCATTAAGTTAGGCGACGCGGCAAATAGCTAAAGATTAGATCGCGGAGGTGGTCAAAATGTTAGTAAAGGCTAACTAGGGGGACTAGTTAATTGGGCGAAAAAGTGGCTAAGTATGCCATACGCATGCCGACTAAATATTTGCGCACGAAAGATATAAAAGGGAGGGCATGGATATGACTAAGATCGCGGCGAGCGACTTTGTGCGATGGCTGCAAAAACAGCACGACGATAAGTGCGGGTACATCATGGGCACGAGCGGGCAAGCACCCAAAGACCTGGGCAAAAATAGCTGGTATTTTACTCAGTACCACGACCGCGGCGAATATACTGCGGCGCAGGATGCCAAAGCGCAGTACTGGTACAAAAATGCGCCGCGCGTCTTTGACTGCGCGGGGATGGCGGAGGGCGCGGTGGTCGAGATGCTGGGTCTGCCGCTCAAGGACGTCAATACGAAGGCGCGCTATATATATAGCGATTGGTGCGCGGGCGCGAACAGTACCAACATGTCTAAGCTTCCGCGCGAGCCGGGCGTGGCGGTATTTAAGACCCGATCCAAGCCGGGCGCGATACACCATATCGGCTACCTGGAGCGCCCTGTGGTGGAGGGCGACACGGCGGGAGACTGGTACGTGATTGAGGCTAAAGGCGTGATGTATGGCGTGGTGCGTACCCGCCTCAACAACGACAAAAACTGGAATTGCTGGGGCTACATGAAAAAATACTTTGACTACAAATCCGCGCCGCCCCAGCCCGCGCCGGTCAAGCCCGGCCAGATACGCATAACCGGTGGCAGCGTCAACCTGCGCACGGGGCCGGGCACGGAGTACGACGTGGGCACCGTGGCACACTATGGCGATACATACGACCGCGCAAAGACGGACGGCTGGACGCCGGTCAAGGTGGGCGATGAAGTGCTATGGGTAAGCGATAAGTATACGGAGGTGGTCAAGATATGACCGATACTATCATCGTGGCGCTGATAACCGGCGGCATAAGCCTGCTGGGCGTGATCGTGAGCAACGTCGCTACTCACCGCAAAACCATGGCGCTAATCGAGTATAAGCTCAAGGAACTGCGCGACGACCTGACTACCCTGAGCAAGCGGGTAGATGAGCACAACCACCTCGTGGAGCGAATGGCGGCGGTAGAGAGCAGCACAAAGTCAGCACACCATCGGCTGGACGGCCTCGAGCAGAATATCAGGCGCGAATAAGGCAGATACAGATATAGGAGGATAAGCATATGCAGTTTGATTTTACGGCGATTTTTCAAGCGATTCTGGCGCTGCTGGGCGCGATTATCACGTACTGGCTGGTGCCTTACGTCAAGTCCAAGGCGACCGCGCAGCAGCAGGCCAACGTCGCGGTGCTTGTGCGCACGGCGGTAGCGGCGGCGGAACAGCTTTACGGCGCGGGCATGGGCAAGGCCAAGCTGGACTATGCGCAAGCGTGGCTTAACGAACGCGGCGTAAAGTACAGCCGCGCGGAAATCGAGGCGGCGGTTAGAGACCTGAGCAATGATATTATAAGCGTGCTGGGCTCGGGGGACGAGGCGAGCAAGGATAAGGACGGCGGCGCTGGAGGCGATTGACATGCGCGACCCTTTTGAGGGCATGAGCAGATCGGCACTGGCAGACATGATAGACGACGCGCGACTAAGCAGCGTCGACGCGCAGATCGCGCGGATGCGGCTGCTCGACCGCGCGTACTACAGCGACATAGGCGCGGCAGTCGGGTATGACCGGCGCACGGTGGCGCGGAGGATGGCGGGCATTATGGATGCGCTAGGCAAAGGATAGGAGTTGGAGATTCCCCCGGTCGATATGGCCGGGGGATTTTTGTATTTTGTTGCAAAAAATGTGTGATTTGGTATTGACAATCGCGGCGGAAAGTAGTATAATATAGGCACGGACAGTCAAGGCTGCGGGCGCGAAAAAGCGCCGGGCATGGAGGGACAAAAATGAACACTATGAATAATACCATTAATACCACCACCACTCCCCGCATGATAAGCGTTTGGGGCTGCGAAACCAACCCCTTTGCAGATGGCGACACCTGCAACAACGGCGGCGGGTACTTCCAGCCTGCGGGCGGCGCGGTCTGGGCAACGCCGGTCGGTGATGTTATCGTCGACTGGTTTGATAATAGCTGCGGGGATTTCGGCGACAGATGGAGCGCCGAGATTACTGTCGCGGCGACCGGGCACGAATGGCGCTTCTCACTTGACTGCATCGGCGGCGACGTGGACGCCGACGAGCGGTGGAACGTCGCCGCCGCTAAAGGCCTGTACGAAGCGACAGGTCTTGACGCTGACGAGATGTTGTTCGTCACAAGCCGCGCGGTCGGATGGGCCGCGCGGATGAATTAAAAGGGGTGCAGACCCGGCATTACGCCGGGTCTTTTTTTTATGCCCGAAAACGCCCGCGAATGCGACACAACCGCCCCCGCCCGACCTGCCGTGCGCGGTATAATCAGGGCAGGGGAGATGATGCGAATGTACGGATACGGACAGGCCGCGCAGGCGGGCAACCCGTACGGCGGGTATACGCAGTGGCAGCCGGGCGCCGCGCAGTCATATATGGACAGGCTTAACGCAATGCTGTCGCAAGTGCCACCTGCACAGCAGCCAACCGCGCCGCCCAACCCCATGGGGGTGCCATTTAACAACGGCGCAGATATGATTTACGTAAAAAAGCCCGGCGGCGCGGGGACAGATGCAATACAAGCCTTTAAGCTTGTCCCTATTGACACGTCGGCAGCGGGGAACGTTAGCGACACAAGCAAGTACGTGACGCGCGCGGAATTTGACGCACTGCGTAAGGAGGTAGAGGCACATGGCCAGCAATCTGTTCGGGGGCGGTCAAAGCCCGTCTCAGCCGACAATGCCGACAATGCCGACGGGCAGTAACGGCATTGGCAATATGTTAAAACTATTTAAGCAGTTTAAGCAGCTTATGTCAGGCAAAGACCCCAAAGCGGCAGTCATGCAACTGCTGACCGAAGGTCAAATGTCGCAAGAGCAGTTTAGCGAGCTAAAAGAGATGGCAAAGGAATTTAGCAGCCTGCTCAAGTAAGCGTATACCGCCGATGCGCGCTCGGCGTATACATATATATATCCATATATAGGAGGGATTACTATGGATGCGAGCAACTACAGCCTCGCGGACATCCGCGCGGCGACCGAGGGCGACCGCGACGACGGATTCGGCGGCGGCGCATGGTGGATTATCATCCTTTTCCTTTTTGTCTTTATGGGCGGCGGCAACCTGTGGGGCAATCGCCAGAGCGATTACGGCCAGTACGCCATGGCGGCCAGCCAGCAGGAAATACTTTATGGCCAGCAGTTCCAGGGGCTTAACTCCGCGTTGCAGCGCATAAGCGACGGCACCTGCAATAGTACTTACGCCCTTAACAATGCCATAACCGGCGAGGGGCGCAACGTTCAGATGCAGCTGGCGGACTGCTGCTGCAAGACGCAGACGGCCATAGCTAACCTCGCGGCGCAGACCGACCGGCAGACCTGCGCGATAACCACCGCGATACACGCGGAGGGCGAGCAGACCCGCGCGCTGATGCAGGCCGACACGATTCAGCAGCTGCGCGATAAGGTAAGCGAGCTGCAGCTTGGCCAGAGCCAGTGCGCGCAAAACGCCTACCTCGTCAATACTTTGAGGCCTTACCCGGTGCCCGCGTACAATCCTTGCGGCCAGTGCGGCGGCAATTTTGGCGGGGCCTTTGGCGTCATGTAAGACTAAGCCGACTACATCGCTTTAACAAGCGCGCGCCCGGCGACGCTTGTCGCCGGGCGATTATTATTGAAAGGGGATATGACTTATGGCTTGCTGCTGCAACCTAAAAAACCCACATTACAAGTCTGTGCTGGAGGCGTATAATACCGCGGCGCAGACGCTGACTGCGACTGCCGCGCCGCTTAATCTGGGCGCGACCGTGACAGATACCGGCTGCGCGCTGTCGCTTAACGGCGCGGCGGTCAACGTGCGCGCGGGCGGCACGTATCAGATCGACGGCGACGTTAACTTGACCGCGACCGCCGCCGGTACTGTCACGGTGCAGATATACCTTAACGGCGTGGCCCTGCCCGAGACGCTGCGCACTATAAGCGTCGCCGCCGGGCAGTACGCGATAAGCACGCGCACGGCGCGGTACATCGCGCCTAACTGCGCCAACGTCAACTCACTTACTTTGCAGGCCAGCGGCGCGGGCGCGACGGCCGACCTGACCAGCGTAAGGGTGGTGCGTCTGGCATGATGATGCGCTGGATAATGGATGTGCTGCGCGGAAACGTCCGCGAGGCGCGCAAGTACGCGACCAAGGCGCACGAGCTGCGCGACAAAAGTCGGCAGGCCGCCGACTGGTGCTGCGACATGGCAGACGCGCACCTCAAATTTAACGACGGCGGCATGTCGATGGCGCAGAACTGCATGGCGCGCATGGCCGACGATGGCATGGACGCGGCGATGGTGCCGGGCGCGCGGATGGTGTACGACGCCGATTTGGGCGACGTGGCCAAAGATACCGCCGACGTGCGCGCGCTGCTGGAGGCTTATAAGCGGAGGTAATAAGCGCGGCTTCAAATAATCCCCTTGCTTTGGCAGGGGGATTATTTGTATTTTGGCGCAAAAAATGTGCGATTTGGTATTGACAATCGCGGCGGAAAGTAGTATAATATAGGCACGGACAGTCAAGGCCGCGGGCGCGGGAAAGCGCCGGGCAAGGAGAAAAAAGCATGAAGTGTTACGAGCAGGATGATTTTAAGGCTATCGAGCGCGATGAGTGCGGGTATAAACATCTGCCCAGCGGCAATTGGACAAAAGTAGACTTTGGCGCCGATAACGCGCGCCTGATTTTTGCGAACGATTGCAGGCTGGGCGACAACTGCGAGCTCGGCGACAATTGCACGCTGGGCAGCGATTGCACGCTCGGCGACAACTGCACGCTGGGCAGCGATTGCACGCTCGGCGACGGCTGCAAGCTTGGCGACGGCTGCACGCTCGGCAGCAGGTGCGGGCTGAACTTCAGATGCGAGCTAGGCGACGGCTGCACGCTCGGCGACAACTGCACGCTGGACAGGTGTTGCGAGCTGGGCAGCGATTGCACGCTCGGCGACGGCTGCACGCTGGGCGGCAGTTGCGAGCTAGGCGACGGCTGCACGCTTGGCAGCAGTTGCAAACTGGGCGATTACTGCGAGCTCGGCTATAACTGCGCGCTGGGTAGGTGTTGCGCACTGAGCAATTACTGCACGCTGGGCAGCGATTGCACGCTCGGCGACGGCTGCACGTTGGGCAGCAGATGCAGGCTAGGCAGCGGATGCAAGCTGGGCAACAACTGCACGCTGGGCAGCGGTTGCGAGCTATACGGCGGGTGCAAGCTGGGCGACGGCTGCACGCTGGGCAGCGGTTGCGAACTGGTCATGTGCTGCGAACTGGGCAACAACTGCACGCTGGGCAACGGTTGCGAGCTATACAGCCACTGCACGCTGGGCGACGAGTGCAAGCTGGGCAACAACTGCACGCTGGGCTACGAGTGCAAGCTGGGCAGTTGTTGCGAGCTGGGCGACTGTTGCGAACTGGGCGTCAACTGTGAGCTAGGCGACGGCTGCACGCTTGGCGACAACTGCACGCTAGACAACGATTAACCAGCACAATTTAATCATTGGCCGACATGCAAAAACCCATTGACGTTTTTCAGCATCAATGGGTTTTTTGACGGGTTTTTGGATTTTGTAAAGCGCCGTGAAGTGCCTACATTTGGACGCTTTCCGGCGCTTTGGCTAGGGGTTCGACTCCCCTCGCTTCCACCAATTAAAGCCGCTATATATCTGATTTGCACAGATAATAGCGGCTTTTATACTGCTCATTTTATGCAAATCGTATATATATCCAAACGGCATACGCAAGTATCGGAACTCAAACGTGTTTTTTAACGTGTTTTTGGATTGGCAATATCACCACCTAAAACCTTATCAAAAGCTACCTCAGCCATGTCGGCGGCACGCTGCATGTCGCCGTCCAGCTCATGCGCATACACGGCATAGGTGTCCATCTTAGTGCTATGTCCAACCGTCGCGCGCAGAAGTGGGTCGGGGACGTCGGACTTGACAACGCTGACATAAGTGTGACGCAGGTCGTACATGCGAGACTTAATGCCCAGACTGCCGCGCGTATCACACCATGCCCGTGTGAGGCGCGATGATATGATCTGACCGCCATCCGGCGCCGGGAAAAGGTAAGGCGATATTATGCCGCGCTGCTTAAGCATATCAGCCTGATCGTCCAGTATTCGCAAAGCAAGCGGGGTCAATATAAATTTGCGGATTGCGTTTTGATTTTTGCCGTCGGTGTGCTCGTTTAAGATATTGCGGCTGCCGTCAATATATAAAATGCCACCTTTACCGATACTATCATGCGTCAAGGGTATGATTTCGCCGGGGCGCAAGCCCGTCGCAACTAAAAATCGCCACGCATGTATATAGTATATGGGCGTGGTACGCAGATGCGTACCGTATACCGTCTTAGTAATGCGATCCGTGGTAAAAAGACGGTATAGATCGTCGGGCTGGAGGATAATGCGCTTTTTGAATCGAGTATTTTTAGGCACCTTGAGCACTGTACCGGCCGGTATAGTATGCGCAAAACGCTCAAGCTCGCAAAACGATCTAAATCTAATAATCGTCGCGCGCACGTTAATGCAAGTGCGTTTACTCGCGCCATTTTGCGCCGCGTGATTGATGCACGCCTGCCACTCAAACGGCGTCACGCTGTCCAGTCGCTTGTCGGGGATAGTGGGCTTGATGTGAGTGCGCCAGTGACTGTCATGCTTGACCCAGTTGGATTTGCCGGTGTTTTTTTGCTGATCGGCCATAAACCGATCCCACGCGGCATAGAGCCGGATGTTATCCGCGTCCATAGACTGCAGCCATTCTGTCGCGCGCGCCATGACTTCGGCCTTGCCCTTGCGCCCGGCGATGGACGACGAAAAGGTTTTGCGCCGTCCGTCCTTTTGGACGTTGACCTGCCATCTACCGTACTGCTCAAGCCATCGAGGTTCTGCCGTCGTGTACTTCTTAACTGCCATTTTCTTACACCTACTTTTATGTATTATCATTAACGCAAAAATTTTGCATTATGACCGCTGCATGGTATATTTTATGCTTGACTGGCATATAATATACCATCAAGTATACTGGGGGGCGATATTATTGCGATCCGACAAGAGCCGCCCGCGATATGGCGGCTACTACTATGACACGATTAGTGCGCCCGACCAGCCCCATGTGTACGCCTATGCGGATGTCCGCCGCCGCATAATCTACATCAACCGCAAAGCAAAGCCCGGCGCAAACGTTTTTGATATTGCGCGGTGCCGATGCTTAAACGATTAATTTTTTGCGCACGCTGATATTTTAGCATGGGGCAGACTTGCGCGCAAGCTTTTTGCGCACAAAAAAGCGGCTGCTTTTTAGCAGTCGCTTTTGAATCAATCGTCCGAAAAGTCGTCATCATCGTCAAAGTCGTCGTCATCGGCGGGACCCTCATCCATGTAAAAGGCCATCTCCAGCATATTTACCGCGCCGCCCGCGCTTATCGCGTCGGCGGTCGCCAGCACCATGTCCACGTTGTGCGTATAGTCGCACACCATGTCGGCTAAGCGGTTTTGGGGGAGGTAGCCTATGGGTTTTTCGGGGTGGGCGACGTCAAAAATATTTGCGCGCTTATCGAGGTCGCTGTACAGCACGATACAGGACGTGCCCGCCGCCACGCTTCGGCCGTCGCACTTATCATCGCGCAGCGCGCGCACATCCGTATAATAATATTTGCGCACAAAATCGTCACACCACCGCAACTCATTTTTTAGCGGCGTTAAATCCGCACTCTTTTCGTCTGTCGGGCGCGCCCATGCCGAGCGCGCGTCGGCGGGCGCATCGACGTCATACTGCACTTTAAGCATCGGCCAAATGCGGTCGTACTTGGTAATCTGCGCCATTTCATTTAAAAATATGGCGTATGTCACGCGCATGTCGGCATTGGCGCGGTGCTGAGGCTCGCCAAGTTTTAAGTGCTTTGCCAACGCATCCAGACTATACTTTCCCGCGTCCGGATAGATTATGCGCGCAGGCGCGCAGGTGTCTATCCACTTATAATCCTTTTTGGGCATACCGCACTTTTCGCGCGCCATGGCTAAAAATTTGAGATCAAACGTTACGTTGTGCCCTACCGTTATATCGTCGCCCAGAAAATCCACAAAAAACGGCAGCACGTCCTCGAGCTTGGGCTGGCCCTTTAGCATATCGTCGGTAATGCCGGTCAGCTCCACTATCTTCGCTGGCAGCGGGCGACCCGGATCGACCAGCGTTTGATACGAAGCGGAAATCTTGTTGTCGCGCACGCGCAGCGCGCCCAGCTCGGTTATCGCGTCCGTTACCGGGTCAAGGCCGGTAGTCTCAAAGTCTATTACGGTATAGTCGGACGGACAGTCAATTATATTCTGCCTCAACGCCGCTGGCACTTTAGGCGGAGCTGGTTTAGGCGGCTCCGGTTCCGGCTCCGGCTCTGGCTCCGGCTCTGGCTCCGGCTCTGGTTCCGGCTCTGGTTCCGGTTCTGGTTCCGGCGCTTTACCATGTATCAGCAGTATCAGGGGACTAAAAAGCAGCAGCGCGACTATGCCTATCAATATATATCCCATATTATCCCTCCAAAAAGATTGCATTACTGATATATTATCACAATACCGGTGTATATGCAATAGCAAAGGCCGCCCATTCGGGCGGCCTTTGCTGTTGCCGCGCGTCAGCCAACGACCAAATCGTCATTGGCACGCGCGAGATATTCCTTCAAAAACTCTTCCTCGCTGCAGGGCGCCATATCGTCCGCCACTGCCTCGCGTATACCGTCGTCCATCAGGCTCACGACCGTCTCCCACAGGCCACGCTCCATAATCTCCGTCATGGCCTCGCTCGCGTCCATGTAGCTGTGTCCGTTGTCCAAACTAATTTGCTTCATTTTCTTACCCTCCACGCCCGGCGCTTTTTCGCGCCCGCGGCTTATCTTGTCCGTGCCTATATTATACTACTTTTTGCCGCGAATGTCAATAGCTAAAAACGCATTTTTGCAAAAAAAAAGTGCCGCTCATACGAGCGACACTAAATCTATTTGCACCTGATACGCGCCGATTGACGTAAGGCTCATCGACGCGTCACATACTCCTGCCCAAACACTTTGGACGTCCAAAACCCTTTATGCGCATCCGCGCGCCGCGGGTTAATCGGCTCGCCGTCCGCGTCTACCGCGTACAAGCGTATGCTATAGTACGTGTCGCGCCCGGCCTCAAAGCCTGCGCGCGCCGCGTCCATACCGGCCTCGTCGATGGCGCGCTCTATGTCGTCGCGCGCCAGATCCTTGAGGCCGTCCAATGCCTTGCGGCAAAAGTCGGCAGGCGTGGCGTAAGCGCCGGACGGGATGCTTACGTGCTTGTATGTCGGCTCCAGCTGCGCGGTTACTGTGCCGCACAGCGACCGGCTTTTGGTTTCGATCACTACTTTATATTTCATTGCCGCCTCCACGCCCGGCGCTTTTTCGCGCCCGCGGCTTTGATTGTCCGTGCCTATATTATACTACTTTGCGCCGCGAATGTCAATATGCAAAGGCGCATTTTTACAAAAAAAAGTGCCGCTCATACGAGCGACACTAAACTATTGCAGGGTTATGGCGAAGCGAAACGATTGGGGGTTATGGCGAAACGAAACGACTGAGGCTTATAGTCGTCGGCCTCGCGATCGTAGTGCCATAGCGTTAAGTCAACGCCGTAACACGCGCAAGCATACATGACGGCTGCCGTGCATGGCGTTAGTCCCGTCACGATCACATTCAGCGGCTCGCCAACAACTATTTTAGTATCATCCCAGCCGTTAATAGCGCTGCCGATCGCATTGCGCGGATTACAATGTTCGTGGACATATTTGTCCGCGATATGAAGCAATCCGGCGAAATCAAGAACGTCCTTGATTTCGCCGTAAATATATTCATCCACCGGCAGCTGATGTCGTCCAGCACACAAACCGACCACGCGCTTCCCGGCGGCCATAACGTCATTCAAAGTCATAACTACACTCTCCCATTTATTCGTATCTTAAAACTATTTGCGCCAATCCTTGTACGCACCAGAAATGACGCGTCGGTCAACATAAGGCTCATCGGCGGAGATGTACCAGCACCCGCCGATCTTGCGCGCGGTCTTAAAATCGCCGCGCGCAGCCTTACGTAAAATGTGCGATTTGTGCTTGCCCAGCCGCTCGCTGTATTCAACAAGCGGTATCAGGCGTGGCTCGGCGCTTGTGTCACGCTGCGCCGCAAGCGGGGAGCGCGTCCGCGCGTCGGTGTATGGCTCGCTTGCGCTGACGTACAAGCGATCCCCAATCTTGCGCGCCGTCTTAAGTGAGCCGCGGGCGGCCTTGCGCTCGACGTTGCGCACGTCTATACCACGGTCGCGCGCGTAGTCAGCGACGGGCACCAAGTCGTCGGCATCGGCAGGCACGGCGGCGGGGTAGCGCGCTGCTTTTGCGCGCATATCAATCCACGGCTCGCTGGCCTCTATCACCCAGCGCGAGCCGACCTTTTGCGCGGTCTCAAAGCCGCCGCGCACGGCTTTTTGGTAGACCAAGGGGTAGGGCTTGCCGATCTTGTCGGCATAGTCCTTCAGGGAGATCATCATCGTCACTCCCCATCCTTTTCGGCGGCTTTTTCGGTTGACTGCTGCCGCGCAAGCTCAGCGTAACGCCTTTGATTCCAGCGGTTTTTGAGACCATACCGGATGACCTCAAGCTCTTTGGGATACATCTTGCGCACAAACCGCGCGGCGCTATCCTCGGGTCTGATTACCAGCTGCCCGGTCTCGGGGTGGATGCTAAAGCGCAGCCCCATTGACGCAAAACGGCTTATCAAATCGTCAACGCCCTCCGGCCATGACAACGGCTCGCGCTCGCCGCTGGGTAACACCTCCAAAGCAACGCATGGCGCATCGCAGTCTCCCGTGATGTAGGGCCAATTAAAGACTGGTTGATTGATGTCGTTGGCCGTTAAAATATCGTCCAGCGAATACTCTTCGCCCTCGCGCGTCAACGATATATGCCCATCGTCGCCGCGAACGGGGTCGTACGCGTCGGGGATGTCCACCGCGTACCGGATGCAATCTGCATCCGGACGCACATCGAAAAACCACCGACCGCCGTTAACGTTATCAACGGCAAAAATATCAAACTTCATTTTTAGTTACCTCCTTTAAGCGCATTAATCTGCGCATCAATATCGGCCAAGGCGGCGGCCAGCTCTTCGCGGCGCGCCTGCAGCTTGCGGAGCTGCTCGTCACGGTCGTCGTCAATGATTTCGTACCGATACAGCTTCTGCCCACGCCAGCCGGTCTCATCCAGCTCGCCAAGCAGCGTGGTGGGTACGTCGGCCACCACGAAAATGCTACCCTCGCTAATCTCAGTCGTCCAGTTCTTCACGCTGCCGCCGCTCTGCGGCTTTCCATCTATAAACGCAACGCCTTCACCGACGCGCGCGCCGGAATCGCGGCCGCGCGCGGAAGCGATGATACGCCCCAGCAGGACTATCGGCCCGCGGTCTGCGCTGATGTTTTGCAGCGCGGTGACGCGCACGCGCACCAGCTTTTCGTCCGCCGCGGGCATATCGTCGCGGCCATACACCGCGCGCAGGATTTCGCGCGCCACGTCGATGTTGGCGGCGTGCATCGTCCACGCCTTATCAATGGCGTTCCAGCGCGCGCCCGCAGTCTTTATTTTAGATACAAACTGCGGGTTGTACGGGGTGCGAACCTCTATCTTGTCGTCAGCTACCTTTGTAATCTTAATCTCGTCACACATCGTTCTCGTCCTCCATTTATTGATTGTCCGTGCCTATATTATACTACTTTCCGCCGCGAATGTCAATACCCTAAAGCGCTTTTTTCAAAAAAATTTTGCCGCTCGCATAAAAAAAGAACCGCCCCAAAGTGGGGCGGTCATTGGTCGGTCGCTACTGCGCCTGCTTGCTTTCGGCGTCGCGCTGGGCGGCCATGTATGCCTCGTGCCGCGCGCGACCCTCAAGCACCTGCCGTTTAAAGTCGGCGTCCGGGTCTGCGCTGGAGGGCGCTGCATCGTCGGCGGTCTGGCCATCGCCGCCGCTGGTGCGCGCCTTGCGCTTGTCATAGTCGTCATGCCACGCCATAAGCCAGTCGTGTATCATCTGACGATGCTCGGCGTCAAGCTGGACATAGCTGCGCAGCATAGACGCGGCCATACTGTCAAGACCGTATTGAGCGCATAGATCATCTATACTGCCTGTATGGTCGCTTTCAGGCAAAAATATATCGCCCTCGCCGCTTTTAAGCCACTCGACATTAAGGCGCGGATATGCACTTGCCAAAAGCCGAATGTGCTTATCAGTAACGTTACGCTGTGCACACTCGATCGCCGATATGCCGGACGGCGACAAGCCCAGCACATCCGCCATTTGCGCGATAGTTAAGTCGAGCCGTTTGCGCAAAGCCCTAAAGCGAGCATTAATTGTGTCTGCCATTGTATCACCTCCAATCCATACATATATATTATCACACATTCAGGACAAAATCAAGTCTAAAATTATCCTGAAAGTATTGACGTGTGCAACCGTGTGTGGTATAATACACATGCAATCACACAAACGGGAGATGATAAGATGACACCGACTGCGACGGCACCAGCACCGCAGGATATGCAGCTACTGGACTGCATCAAAGTACTATCACAGCTTACGCCAGATACACAGCGCAAGATCGTCAACGTGCTGTCTGGCATGTGCATGATGGCGCAAATGGATAGCATACAGCGCAAACCGGCGTGACGCACACGCGCCGTGCCGAACAAGAAAAAAGGAGGAGAGGTTTGAAATGAAAATGACCGTCGGCGGCATAGCGAAAATGTTTGACCTGTCATATGCGACAGTAGATTGGGCGGTGGCAAAGACGTTTGACAAGGCGCACATCAGGCGCGGCGAAAAATATGAAGTATCAGCCCTAAAGCCGGTGCTAACGGAAATCGCCCAAACGGAGATTGACAAGAATTTTCATCGCATGATGAAATGGAAAGCCGCCAAAAGGGCGATTGAATCATACGACGAATGATACTAAAAAATAGCGCCCCGTAGGTGTCGAGGGCGCTATGCGGACAATCAAAGCTGACACTCTGGAGGGTCAACGTTTGACATACGTATTATACACCTCCGAGCCAGCGTTGTCAAGGGAGGATATAGAAATGGACAGGTATCGTGTGACTTTTGAGACGCGCACAATCCGCAGGCATCACTGGGCGATCGACCTGCTGGCCGACAACTTGCCCGACGCGCGCGAGCGTGCGCGCAAGCTGTGGAGTGTCGAGAGTGTGTATAAGCATTTTCGACAGTATGAGCTGGACGCGCGGCGCTTACTGCCGGACGAAGCGACCGTATACGGAGGCTTCATCCAGCTCGACCCGTGCTACAGCGATCACGGCGGCAACGGTTCGCGGCGCGCCAAGAGGAGGGGGCTAGGGTATCATGACTAAGCAAAGACGTACGCGGCCATACGCCAAATTGCGTGCGGCGATGATGGAGCGCGACTTGCTCCAAAGCGACGTGGCCGTGCATCTGAGGCGCAGCGTGGACTACGTAAGCAAGTGCATACGCGGCGTGGCCTCGTGGGACATGGGCGAGGCATACGAGATCATGCGCTGGATGGGGTTGCCCCTCAGAGAGATATACGATTACTTCCCGCCGGACGGATACGCAGAGTGCGAACCGCCGGTACTCAAGGTGGTGGGCGGGTGATGTATTGCGGGTATGGAGCGGGTCCCTGCTTTGTGGGGCCGCTGTACAAGGATGAAGAAACATACACAAAGTACCGCGTCAGGTGGGTGCCGGGGTATGGCTATCACGTCTACTCCGCACAGCCCGAGCGGCACTGGGTGTGGCAGGTGGATAACGAATTCGACTGGCAGCCAAACGCCGAGGCGGCGATTGACGAGCTAAGCCGGATCATGGACGAGATCGGCGCGACTATGCTGGAGGGGTATGGAGTATGAGTATGACATGGATACCGATGGCCGAGCGCCGTCCGACCGCGCAGGACGCGGACGCGTGGGGATGCGTGATGGTATGGCACATATACAACGGCACGCAGATGCTGGGGTGGGATAACCCGCTGATGGGCACGTCCAAGCTGATAACGCACTGGATGTCGCCGCCTGCCGCGCCGGAGGGAGGGGAATGACATGATCCATGCCTGATGAAAATATCGGCATGGCATATGACGACAGTATATTAGAGGTAGCGAAAATGGGAAGTAAGACAAAAATTGACTGGTGTGACAGCACATGGAATCCCGTAACCGGCTGCTTGCATGGGTGTAAATACTGTTATGCACGGAAAATTGCGGAGCGGTTCAGCACCGAAAAGAAATATAAAAGGCCATATGAGCCTGTGCTCCATGTTCCTACGCGCCGAGTGCGCACGAGGCCGGAATCGTATCCTTACGGCTTCAAGCCCACGTTCCACCGCTATAAACTGGATGAGCCGCAGCACTGGAAAAAGCCGCGCAACATCTTCGTGTGCAGCATGGCCGATTTGTTCGGCGAATGGGTGCCGGACGAGTGGATTCAAGAAATCTTTGAAGCCTGTGATGAGGCCTCGCAGCACCGATACATGTTCTTGACCAAGAACCCCGGCAGGTATGCGCAACTGCCCAATCTCTTGCCGAGGCACAGGCGACCGCCGAACGTGGCCGAAATGTGGTTTGGTCAGAGCTTTACTGGTGCAGCGCGCAATTACACGCCTCTTGTGCTCCCTCCGTGGCAAAGCCGCTTCGTGAGCATAGAGCCTTTGCTGCGCAATCTATCCCGTGCGGAAGCGATGGAGATTGCCGCAACAAATGAATGGGTTATTGTTGGGGTGGAAACGGGCAATCGCAAAGAAAAGGTCGTTCCCGAAAAAGCATGGATTGACAACATCGCAATGGTTTGTGCGGAGCTGGGAAAGCCAATCTTCATGAAAGATAGCCTGCGCGACTTGATGGGCGATGACTTCAAGCAGGAATTTCCGTGGGCAAAAAAAGAACCAGCCGAAGGAGAATAATATGACGGCACGACAAGCGACGATACTTTTTTGCCGCACGTCGGCCACCATGGCCGACGTGGCGCGCGCCTATGGCACGGATGAGGATACCATGCGCGACATAATCGCCGCGCAGTGCGCAGAAAAACCAATCGACCCCGCGCACGCAAAGTTTAACCGGCAGGTGGTGCGCGCACGGCGCGCATACGATCAGTACGGCTTCGCAAGCGCCTTCCGGGCAAGCGAAAAAGAAAAACGGCTGGCCAGACGGCTGCATATGCGCGAGGGTCTGTCGCTGGGCGCGATTGCGCAGGCGTTTGGACGCGAGAAAACGACGATATATAAGTGGATTTTGACAGGAGGGGACTGATATGATGCAGGGCATGACCAAGGACGTAGAGCTGCAAATCCCGGTGCAGATGGTGACTGAACTTCACAACGCCAACGAGATCATCCGCCGCCTCAAGGCGCGCGTCGCGTATCTGGAGGACGCTTTGGACGGCGCGCGTGCGGACGCGGACTACTACCGCCGCACGTGGCTGGATGAGGTGCGCGACAAGCAGCGCTACTACGACCGCGCGATGTGGCGGGCGCACAGCGAGTACGGCGAGCGGTTAGATGAGATCGCGCGTCAAAAGCGGGACGGGGTTTACCGCTCGCCGGAGCTGAGCAAGGGCAAAAAGAAAGGCGGTAAAAAATGACGGATTGCTTTAATCAAGTTAAAACGTTCAAGCCCGAGACGCCACGGAATGCCGACGATGCACTGGCCAGCAGCTTTATCGCAGGGGTAGCATATGCCCTAATGCAGAAATACGAAAATGGAAAAATGATAGAAAAATTGCCAACTCCATTTTTTGGCGATATGCCAGAGACGGAAGCGAATTTTAGGTTGCTGATGGAATATTTTGGCATGGAAAGAATGAGGGATTATTGCGAGATCATGGAGGTCAGATGCTTTATGAACGACTTGGAAGGGCACGCTGAAAGAGCGCTTTGGTATCGCAGAAAGAAAGAGGAGCTAGAGGAGGTACTCGAAAATGATTAATGCACTTACGGGCTGCTGCGTCTTTTGCGGATCGCCGCAAATCATAAGCGCAAAGGACGACTTAAGCCAGCGCGATGCCGACCTGCGCGCGACAGCACAATGCCATTGCAGCGGCGCGATACATGCGCGCATGATAGTCGCTGTGCACGAGGTGTTGGCGGGCGTACTGGACGACGGCCTGCTGAACGATGAGACTGTAACCGCGATTGAGCAGGTGGCGCAATGCGTTATCAAGGGCTTAGTCGAGAGCACGACGGTATACCTTATCGACGGCAGCCGCCTGATAATGCGGCTGGGTAAACGCGGATTTGAGGCCAAGCGCATTATCAGCCAGCAGCGCGCGCGCGACGAGAGCACCACGGCGGCGGCTAAAGGTACTATCAACATTGCAAGGGCACTCGACCCGATGATACCCATGCGCGCCGCCGACATGGCTGACAAGGGGGCAAAAACAAATGAAGACGATGCGGCTGTGTAACATGCAGCCGCCGTGCACACCCGACTGTCCCGCGCGGGCGGTCGGGTGTCATGGCCAATGCGCCGCATATCAGCGCTACGCCGCCGACCGGCGCGCGGAGTACGACCGGCGGCTGGAGAGCAAGCGGCTCAACTGGGACTGCGACACGTACACGCCGACGCACGAGCGCGCGCGGGTAAGACTGCAGCACGCGCGCGGCAAGCACAAGTAGATATATAGTATATAGTAGGTACTCGACAAAACCAGCACCCGCGCAGGGTGCTGGGAGGGCTAGTAATCTGTATTAATAATTTACGTGCGTACATTCAGCAAAAAGAAAAAAGGACACTCGCATGACGGCATGAGGGCGCGGGAGGATAAGCGGGAGGCTGGCAGAACCGCTCATACCGACCGTAACCCCAAGTCGGTGAGGGTGGGGGCGCGGGGGCGGGCGATAGCGCCGCCCCCGCGGGAAGGAAGATAGCGATGGATATGCAGACGATTGAGGCGCTGTACAGCGAGCCGACGGACGCGCCGCTGGATCATACCAGCGTAAGCGGATACCGCACGCAGACCATCAAGTCGGGCGCGGCGCTGGAGGTCAACGCCTGCCCCATCGTTATCAACCGCGAGACCCGGCGCGCGATGCGCAATGCAGTCACGAGCGCGGCGCAGGAGCGCATCAACGCCACAAATCGTTGGCGGCGGGTGGCGCGGCTGCTCAACGCCAACTTCGGCGCGGGCGACGTGTGGGTGACGCTTACGTATCGCGGCGAGTGCCCGGAGCAGGAGCGGGCGCGCAAAGACGTGCGCAACTACCTTGACCGAGTTAAGCGACTACGCAAAAAACGCGGCCTGCCGGAACTCAAGTATCTGGGCACCATAGAGCACGCCGACGGCGAGGGCGAGACGGTCAGACTGCACCACCATATCGTGATGCCGGGCGGGCTTGACCGGGACGAGCTGGAGGGCATGTGGCCGCACGGGTATGCGCAGACGCGCCGACTACAGCCCGACCCGGATTATGGCCTTGAGGGTATGGCCAGGTATATCGTCAAGGGCGCGCGAGTACACGCGATGACGCGCAAGCCGGGCGTGACGCGCTGGCGCTCGTGGACGTGCAGCCGCAATTTGATTCAGCCGCGCGTGACCGTGGCCGATCACAAGCTGAGCCGCCGCCGCGTGGAGCGCATGGCCGCCGACCTGCCGGGCGCGGCTAAGGAGATTTTCGAGCGGCTGTACAAGGGCTATCGATTTTTGAGCGTGGACATACGCACGGCGGGCGATTTTCCGGGCGCGTATATCTATGTGCGCATGGTGCGGGACTGAGACAAAAGCATATTAATTAATAACTGTGAGGGGGGGCAAAATGTCATATGGAGATTACGCAAGTCGGCGATGCGACGCTGATATGCGGCGACTGCATGGAGGTACTGCCGACGCTGGAGGACAAGAGCGTGCACCTGATACTGGCCGACCCGCCGTTTGACACGACGAGCAATGCGTGGGACAAAGTGATGGACATGGATGCGATATGGCCGCATATCCGGCGCGTGCGCACGCCTGCCGCCGCGACGCTGCTCTTTGCACAGCAGCCGTTTGCGAGCGACCTGATAAACAGCAACCGACGCGAGTATCACTATGAGTGGGTTTACTGCAAGCGCAACCCGACGGGCTTTTTGAACAGCCATAAAATGCCAATGCGCACGCATGAACTAATACTGACTTTTTATGTGCGCTTGCCGACGTATAACCCACAAATGCAGTCGGGTGGCAAGCGCTATATACGCAGGTGCCCGGCGAACACTACGACTAACTATCGCTCATACGGCACGAGCGTAACGGTTAACGATGGCTCGCGTTATCCGACGGACGTTTTAAGCGGCTTTGAGGTGCAGCGCGGCGCACATCCGACACAAAAGCCGACCGACCTGCTGGCTTATCTTATCCGCACATACACCGATCCGGGCGATACTGTGCTGGACTTTTGCATGGGTTCGGGATCGACGTGCGTCGCGGCGCTGCAAGAGGGGCGCAAGGCGATCGGGATTGAGCTGAACAAAGGCTACTATGATACGGCAGTAAAAAGATGCGGTGAGATACTGGAGGCGATAAGACATGACGACTAATGGCAAATGTTTTTTGTGCGGTACGCCGCTGGCGACGCCCGAGCAGATAGACCGGCATATATGCGACGTTTGCGGCGCGATGGTCAAAGATAACGCGGCGCTGAACATGATACTTCTGCGCGCGCTGTATATGGCCGCAGGCGCAGATATACTCAAGGCGGCCATATGCAATCCGTGCGCCGTGTGCGCGCACAAGCCTTGCATGGGTGCTGGCGACATGGAGGTGCTAATGTGCATCGCGGCGGATGGCGAGTGCGCAAAGTGCAAGAGCGCGAGCTGTATGTGTAAGGAGTGCCGCGATTACTTTTACTTTTCGTGGCGCGGGCTAGGCATTAAGAGTATGGAGTAGGAGGGACGACATATGCAAAAGCAAAGGCACAACAGCGCCGCCCTGCCCTGCCCGCACGAGGCGGCGGAGCAGCGCAACATCTTCGAGTGGGCGGGGCTTATGCGGCGCGCGCACCCGGAGCTGCAGTTGCTTTACCACGTGCCCAATGAGGGCAAGCGCACATGGCGCACGGGCGCGCGGCTCAAGTCGGAGGGGCTCAAGCCGGGCGTGCCCGACATATGCCTGCCGGTAGCGCGCGGCAAGTATCATGGCTTATACGTCGAGCTTAAGCGCCGCGATCAGCGCGCCAGCCGCGTGCGCGACAGTCAAAGGTGGTGGCTGGTGGAGCTGGGCGTGCAGGGCTATCATGCGCAGGTATGCTACGGCGCGGAGGATGCGCAAGGCGTGATACTGCGATACCTTGCGCTGGAGGATGGCAAGGCGATGCCAGTATGACATGGGAGGGCTTACATGAGCAAGCGGGGCGAGTTAACTACTTCAGGGCGACAGAGTTATTGTTGTATAACTATCCGCACATGCACGACGATAGGCTGGCGCAAGTGGTCAAGGCATATGCGGCGCGGCGCGAGTACCCCGTGATACAGATGCGGTACTTTGGACGCGGGCTGGACGGGGAGCAACTGCCCGCGGGCAAGTACTATACATGGGAGCAGATCACGGACGCGATGGATGCACGAGACCTGCTGCACGATGAGCGCACGGCAAGGCGGTGGCGCAGTCAGATCGTAAGTGACATGGCGGTGTGCATCTTTGGCGCGCCTGCTGCGCTGCAGCTAAGCAGGCAAGGCAAAGCACTGCCCGATTCGCGCCCGACTGACTGCATGGTCGCACAGGCGAGCAGATGATACAATTCGGTTGGGCGGACTACCTGCCCAACCGAATTTTGTAAAAGGCAAATCCAAATGAAAGACTGGGCAAAGCAATTTTACGCGAGCCGGGCGTGGCACGAGCTGCGCGCGGCATACTGGGCGCAGCATCCGCTATGCGAGCGCTGCAAACGGCGCGGCAGGTACAACGCGACGGCGATCATCCATCACAAGGTGTACCTGACGCCGCGCAACATCGACGACGCGAGCGTCTCGCTCAACCCGGACAACCTCGAGGCGCTGTGCATCGACTGTCACAACCGCGAGCACAGTCGGCGAGCACCACGCGCCCGCGCCGCGCAATACACTTTGCGCGCCGACGGCACGCTATCCCCCCCTGCTGACCACGAGTAGGGGGTGGATAATCACCGGAGCGGGGGTCTCACAAAATACCGTGTGGGGATTGCGTGACGGGTGTAGATCGGCGGGGGAAATTGTGGAGAAAGGAGGGGCGAAAAGTGGGGCAAAAAAGTGCGGCAGATATTAGTAACATTGTGAAAGATAAAGCGATTAAGAAAGAGACGCGGCGACTTGCGGCGATATACCAGAATATCGACGAAAATAAGCGCAAAGTCGTGGACGGATTGATCAAACGCGCGGCGTTTTTGGCGGTTTCGCTGGCCGAGCTGGAAGAAATTATCAATGACAGCGGATATACGTGCGAGTACCAGAACGGCGAGAATCAGCGCGGGACGAAGGAGACGCCCGAAGTGAAGATACATATCGCGATGGTCAAGAATTATGCGCTTGTCATACGACAGCTGGCCGAGCTTGCGCCGCCCGCGCCCAAGAAGCAGTCGGCGCTGCAAAAGCTGATGGAAGAGTGAAGCGGGCGAGGCTGACGGCGGGCGCGCGATGGAGAGGAACGCGCGCCCGGCTGGAGGATAAGCACGCGGAACTAAATCAGTGATGCGCAACGATTGGCGGGCGGCCTTGCGCATGGCCGTCCGGGGGATGCGCCAATCCACATAGGACGAGCGCGGGATGAGCAGGTTCGGCCAACTGCCGCGGGGCGGCAGCTAACCATCAAAGCGGTGTGCAATCGTGGAGATGTGGACAAGATGCCCGGCGCATACGCCGCTGCACAATAGGCGGCGGGCGATGATGGTGGGCAGCATAAAAGGGCTTGCCGTGCGCTACGCTGATGCGCGGCGCGCGGCGACGCCAGACTAAGACCCGCCGTCAATGCTGCTGCAAGATGGGCAGACGGGCGACGGCGGCGGGCACAAGGATATAATGCTGGGAGGTGCGGCGATGGGAAGGACTAACAAAATGATGTTGATAATGTTAATTGGTAGTGTGCTTTGTCTCGCCGCGATAGGGCTAATAACAAGAAATACGACATGGTGGGACACAGAACCGGAAAGGGTTGAAAATGATGACAGACTGGCTCGAGGTGGTAGTGGTAACAGCGCTTGTTGCCAATGTGATTTTGGTAATTGCGCTGCTAATGATGCTAAGCAATACGACGTGGGATGGGACGCCGATCACCGGATGGGCGACGCGGACTAACGCCGCGACGACGGTCAACGTAAACACGGTCGGTGGGTTGGCCATCAGACCCATAGCGCCATAAGGGCGACCGCAGCGCCATGAAATAAGGGGGGCAAAATGAAGCTGGACAAATTGGACAAATGGCTGATAATCTTGGTGGCAATTTACATACTGCTGGCAGCAGCGAAAATTACGTTAGCAATCATTAGCCCGGACGAATTTATGGCGGCGCAAAGTAAGACTGGGCTAGCATCGATCAGCGCAATAACGCCTGCGATTATAATGCCAGCGATCATCATGGGACGTTAAGCGGCGCAGACAAAGGAGGTGGCGCGGAATGCAGGGAGACAAGGCGGAACGCGCCACCGGGGGCGCGGACAAAAGACGCGGGGCGATGGCGCGCGCGCCCAACTATGTGATGGACTACCATCAAGCGATAGTTAGCGGCGACGTCATAGTGGGCGAGTATGTGCGCAAGGCATATGCGTGGCTTGCGGACGGGCTGGCTAAGGGGCGCTGGAGGTTCGACGTGCGCAAGGCCGCGCGCGCGGTCAAATTCGTGGAAAATTTTTGCCATCACAGCAACGGGCGCAACGACCTGCTCAAGCTGGAATTATGGGAGCGCGCTATGGTACAGGCCATCTTTGGCATAGTCGGCGAGGATGGGTGCCGGGTATTTCGCGAGGTGGTGGTTATCGTGGCGCGGAAAAACGGTAAGACGCTGCTGGCGGCGGCGATCATCGCGTGCTGTGCCTACATCGACGGCGAGTACGGCGCGGAGATATACTGCCTTGCGCCTAAGCTGGATCAGAGCGAGCTTGTATACAAAGCTTTTTGGCAGATGTGCCTTGCGGAGCCGGAGCTTAAAGCGCTTATCAAAAAGCGACGTGCTGACTTATACATTGCGGAGAGCAACACATCGATAAAGCCGCTTGCATTCTCATCGCGCAAGAGCGACGGTTACAACCCGCTGCTCGTGGTCAATGACGAGATCGCGGCGTGGCCAGCAGCCACAGGACTAAAACAGTACGAAGTCATGAAATCGGCTATCGGCGCGCGGCGACAACCGCTGATACTGTCCATCAGCACGGCGGGGTACGTCAACGATGGGCCTTACGACGAGCTGGTCAAGCGCGCGACGGCGCTGCTCAACGGCAACAGCCGCGAGAAGCACCTTTTGCCGCTGCTGTACATGATAGACGACCCGGACAAGTGGCGCGACATAGACGAGCTGCGCAAGGCCAACCCCAACATGGGCGTGTCGGTACAGCCGGAGTTTTTTGCGGACGCGGCGGCGATTGCGGAAGCATCGAGATCGGCTAAGGCCGAGTACATGTGCAAATATTGCAACGTCAAACAAAATGCTTCCATTGCGTGGTTAAGATACGACGACGTGGAGGATGCGCAGTCGGACAAGACGCTGGAGGATTTTCGCGGGTGCTATGCGCTGGGCGGCTTTGACCTGAGCCAGACCACCGACCTTACGGCGGCGAGCGTGGTAATCGAGCGCGCGGGCGTGCTGTACGTCTTTACGCAGTTTTGGATGCCCGCCGAAACGCTGGACGACCACATTGACGCGGAGGGCGTGCCATACGACATATACCGGCAGCAGGGGCATTTGCACCTGAGCGGCGACGCATATGTGGACTATGCCGACGTGCTCGCGTGGTACGAGGAGCTGCGCACAAAGTACGAGATATACGTGCCCATGATAGGGTACGACAGGTGGATGGCGACTAACCTCGTCAAGGACATGGAGGCGCTGGGGTATCGCCTGGACGACGTAAATCAGGGCTACAACTTGTCGCCCATAATGGTGATTTTTGAAGGCCTGCTTAAAGGCGGGCAGATAAAATTTTGCGGAGACAACAACTTACTCAAGCAGCACCTGCTCAACACCGCGATAAAGCAGCAACTGGAGACGCGGCGAATGAAGCCGGTCAAGATAGACGCGCGGGCGCACATCGACGGCTTTGTAAGCGTGATAGACGCGCTAACGGTGCGCGATAAGTGGTATGAACAGCTGGGCGCGCTGCTCAAAAACGATGGCATTTGATGATAAGCATAAAAATTTGCAAAATGAAAGATTTGGCTGAAAAGGTAAGAGAAAACGTAAGCAAAAGGTCAAGAGTGTAAGACATTGAAAGCAAGCGATGGCGGGGGAGGTGAGAAAAACGGGAATTTTTGAGACAATATTCAAGCGGCCTAAAAAGACCGAGAACACCGCCGCCGCGGCGTACTTTACCACGCTGTCGGGCTACGCGCCCGCGTATACCACATACGAGGGCGGGCTGTACGAGATGGCGCTGACGCGCGCGGCGATACATGCGCGAGCCAACCTCGCGAGCAAGCTAAAGCCTGAGATCAGCGGCACGGCGCGCAAAAGTCTGGAGAGCGTGCTGCAATACCGGCCTAACCCATACATGGACACGACCAAATTTTTATATCGCGTGAGCACTATACTCGACACTAACAATACGGCATTTATCGTGCCGGTTGAGGATGAGGCGGGCGCGCTGGTAGGCTACTACCCGGTAGTACCGCAGGTGGCCGAGGTGGTGGACAAGGGTGGCGTGCCGTATGTGCGCTATACCTTTGGCAACGGGCAGCGCAAGGCGATAGAGTTGAGCCGGGTCGGTATACTGACCAAGTACGCATACCGCAACGACTTTTTTGGCGAGAGCAATAATGTGCTCAAGCCCACGCTGCAGCTTATGCACGCGCAGGATCAGGGACAGCTTACCGCGATACGCAACAGCGCGGTAGTCAGGTACATCGCCCGACTGGGCACGATACTCAAGGACGCAGACGTGGACAAAATCCGCGAGGAATTTGCCGAAAAGAACCTTAACCCGGACACCAACCAAAGCGGGCTTATCGTACAGGACGGCAAGATCGCGGAGCTGACGCCGGTCAAAAGCGAGCAGTACACCATAAACGCCGATCAGATGCGAATTATACAAGATAACGTATATCAGTATTTCGGCGTCAATTCGGCGATCCTCGAAAATAACTATACTGAGGATCAATGGAACGCGTTTTACGAGGGCGCGATTGAGCCTTTTGCGGTGCAGCTAAGTCTAGTCATGACCAACATGACCTTCACGCCGCGCGAAGTGGCGTTTGGCAACGAGATTATGTTTACAGCCAACCGCTTGCAGTACGCGAGCAACTCGACCAAGCGCACGCTTATATACAACCTGCTCAACTGCGGCGTGCTGACGCGCAACGAGGCGCGCGAGATACTCAACTTGCCGCGCATCGAGAGCGCGGACGGCGACAAGTTTTATATGCGGCGCGACTATGGCGAGATAAATAGCAACGGCGGCATAGGCTCAGCGCAGGTCGTGGACGACGGCAAAAACCGAAAAGGAGAGGATGTAAAGGATGAGGCAGGTACGGACGATTGAGATACGCGCCGCCCCCGACGCGGAGCGGCAGTACATAGTAGAGGGGTACGCGACCACTTTTGACGCGCCGTATGTACTATGGGAAAGCTACGACGGCATTGAGTACAAGGAGATCATAAGCCGCGCGGCGCTGGAGGGCGCGGACATGAGCGACGTGCTTATGCTCTACAATCACGGCGGACGAGTGCTGGCGCGCAGCAGCAACGGCACGCTGAACATTGCGCCCGACGATCACGGGCTGCACATACGCGCAGACCTGTCAAGGTCTACAGCGGCGCGCGAAATGTACGAAGATATTGCGGCGGGGCTGGTTACGCAGATGTCGTGGGCGTTTGACGTCGAGGCTAGTGAGTACGACCGGACAACGCACACGGATACCATCACGCGGATAAAAAGGGTATATGACGTATCGGCGGTGGCGTATCCGGCCAACGACCAGACCGAAATCACGGCGCGCGCGCGCGCGGAAAACATGCGCGCGGCAGAGAGCAAAGTCGGCGCCATGCGGCGGCGCACGGCGCTGGCGGAAATTGAGACGATGATATAGACGGAGGTATAAACATATGGCTAATATGACGCTGGAAAGCATTGCCACGCGCCTGGGCGAGATACAGGCGGACATACAGGCGCGCGGCGCGCAGATGGATGATAAAACCATGACCGATTATGAGACCGAGATCGCGGAGCTAAAGGAAGAGCGCACTAAGCTAATCGCGGCCAACGAGCGCCGGGCAAGGATACTGGACGATATAGCGGCGGGCGCGGGTGAACCGGATACCAGCTTCGTGCCGCAGGGCAATCAGCGCCGCAATGCGGATGACGATCCTTTTGCAACGATAGAGTACCGCAAGGCGTTTAAGGACTACGTGCTGCGCGGCACGCCCATACCGGGCAAGTACACGCAGTACCGCACGGACGCGTTTAACACGACGGCGGACGCGTCCACGGGCGCGGTGATACCCACCATGGTGCTCAACCAGATTGTCGAAAAGTTGGAAAGCGCGGGGCAGATACTGGCGCTGGTCAACCGCACGAACTATAAAGGCGGTTTGATGATACCCACGAGCACCGTAAAACCCACGGCAAGCTGGGTGGCGGAGCGCGCCACGAGCGACAAGCAGGCTAAGACCGTGGCAAAGTCGGGCATGATATCCTTTGCATACTACAAGCTACGCTGCGCGGTGGCGGTATCGCTGGAAGTCGATACGATGGCCTTG